AAAGGAAAAATAGATAAAACTTCATTCTTTTTATAGTTACACACCTTATATATTAAATAGGATTTAGTGATAACTCACAATTAATTTGGGCGACTCGGTATCACCGCAGTTACTCCGAGTTTGATCCGGCGTTCAACGCTAAGATTATGTGAGATCCCAGGTCTACAGTTTATGCCGTCGCACCGCTTGGTAAAGTAGGTGGGCGGCCACACTCGAAAGCACCTATGACAACGGCCCATAGCTTTTGCGCGGCGCTTCCTAGCGTAACTTGAAGTCCCACCTCCAACAGGGCGTGCGGAAGCTAAAGCTATATCAACACACAGAGCGAACTCAGCACGTCCGCATTTATTTATAAAATCTGCATAAAGTAAAAGCGCTACTTCCCTCCACCACTTCATTTATTATTCGAAAGATTATGATCTCTGGTTAATTCAGGTCCATTGCGACCACCTGTCACTTCAACGCTCAAATTACCAAACGTTTGATTGCGATTCGCTTGACGAAGTGCTAGATCTTTATGTGTGTTGTGCGCCACTTTTTCACGCGGAGTCGGACGACGTATCAATCCTTCAAGGGGTTGGACAGCAGCTTTATTCTCAACATAATCAAAGCAGTCGAAAGCAGCAAAGCGGTCGTCATACTGGAAACCCATAGCAGCCCAATCAGAAGGTGGAGCATTATGTGCGAGCATGTAATTCCAAGTCACAGGGGCGTACAGACGACAAACGCGCCTGAGTGTCTCTGCATCCTTTTTCATGATTGCGATCACAGAATCTGCCATGATCGCGCCACTGGGCCATTCGAAAGTCCCTCTTGGATCGAGGAAAGCTGAGCTACTTGCATCCTTGCAGTACATAACAGCCTGTATGACCACACTCTGCACATGTTCCGTGGGAACACCCAAACCCTCGAGATTGACAAATATAGTCATCATGTCCTCCGTGGTGGCCATGTTGTTAGACACGGCACGTGGCTTTATCTTGCATAGGGCTTCAATGGATGGCCTGTTGTATGGATTGGTGGGGTCAGGACGCATGTCCCCACTCAGTTGCAGCGCAGGTCTTCCAGTCTCGAGACCATTATTCGTCACTCTTATGGCTCCACGGCGCTTTCGCAAATAGTCCCGCAGACTATCCAAACGTGCTTCAAGGTTCCCCTCCGCGTCATCATCATCTAGTCCAGGATTGATAAAAGTTTTGAGTTTTTCAGCGTTCTTCTTAGCCACCTCGGCTTTGTCAATCTTAGCTTGTACAACACGCGCAATTTCAGCTTCTTCTCTTGCTTTAATTTGAGCTTCAGTCTCAGACATTGTGTTGATCAGACCTCAGCCTTACAACCTAAAGGCACTCATTATTAAGGGCTCTGAGCCCTTTGAGACCTTCGTTGAACTCACGGTTAATATGGCACCCCTGGATTCGAATAGACTCACCTGTAATTATAACAAAGCAGTCACCACGATCATTAATTGACAGGAAATACAAAGCTATGGCAAAGCTCAACAAGCCACAAATGAGAACCAAATTCATGCGTGTGACACACTACACCGGTTGCAGCGTTTGGAGTTAAAGCGCTCAGAGAGAACAACAAGAAGTACAAGTAGTAGCACCAAAGCCCAAGGTTGGAAGGAAAGACCGCGGTTGTGGCCCTCAATTGAATTTAATTTACACGGCTTGTAGTAATTCACTTGTTTCGTACCGTCTTTATAAAGCCCTCCGTGGGGTAAGCTATGCTCGCGATCTCCCACGTGCGGTAGTGTACTTTTGGTAAGAAGCCAGACAACGAGAGCGAGAGCGAAACCTGCAACGCCACTCAGAACTGCGTTCGTGTAATTAGGCGGAGGTGTAAGTACCATTGGGACACAAGATGTGAAGAAATGTGCGATGCCTAGTCAAGCATTGGAATGATTGCACCCGTGAAGTTATAGGACCACACTCACCAGTAACAAACGTCACCTCCTCAAAAGTTTTGCCCTGAATGTCACTTACGTGCAATGCTTCAACACAATGACTGCGCAAGGGGCAACCTACTTCTTCTTCAAAGTACACAACGACTCCCCTTGGTTCAGCCTCGTAGATGTTCGAAATTTGAACGACGTCGTCCCCTTCAGCAGTGATATCGAAGCCCAGATCACGAAGCAGGGCGGCAGTAGCGATTCCGAAGCGCTTGCTGTGCTTGCAGATGAACGAAGCGGGGTGCACGAGATTCGTGTTAGTCTGGAAGGGATCACCGAAAGCCGCAAAGCAGTCGGGCAGTTCTTGCAGGAGTGTGTATTCGTCTATCAACACGAGTCTATCCAAAGGGGCAGTGCCCTCCCACTTCTTGATCCAACGCCCACACAAATTTGGTTCGTCCGCAATACCACCAGTGTACGCAATGAAACGATCATCAGTCGCGAGCAATTCGCGAATCAGTGAGCTCTTGCCAGCACCCGGCACGCAGTGAATGATGATGGGCTTGCTAAGTTTGCTATGCAGTCTTTGGAATCCGTACTTATTCAACAAATTCGTCAACACATCCATAAATCAAACCTATAGTATCGACCTAAACTAAGACAATTACTACCTATAAATCTGCACCACTTAGTCGACCTTGTGCGTGGATCAGGTAGTTTAATCCCCGAGCCCACGTTCAAAGATGAAACGAACGTCCGATTTGAGGAGGTGCCTATTCCTCACAATAATCCTCACACAATTGTAAAAAGCCCCCACTTCTTCTTCATCCATGCGATTGAGCGCCTTTTCCCCCAACTGATACGCAAATGCAACCTCGATAGCGTAGTTGTCAATACAGTTAGCTAGATTGTTCAATTCTCTTGCAATGCACATGCGTTCAAGTACAAGCTGTGGTTTTTTGTAGATTCCATCAGGGCACAGATGCCAACCGCAGAACGTTGGTTTGCCCGTAAACTGCACCTTCGCTTTCAATTTAAGCTTATCTAAAAATGATTTGTGCCTCCCTGTTGTCTGCAGATGTGTGGGCGCGCACATGTCATCGCCGGCAAAGCAAATGAACTCATTTCCCTTGATTTCATAACGCATGAAAGTGAACAGCATATTCGCGAGCGTATTGAACAGGAATGTACTTGCTTCACCAGAGAACCTCATTATTGCAAAATTTCCCAGTTTAGAACCAAGACTGGTCTTAATGTATTTATAATCCTCAATGAGATCTCCAGGAATACGCAAATACCTCATCAGCTCCAATTCAAAAGCCATGATGTACTCATCTTGCGACGCATCGAAAGCCTCATAATCGGATTCAGTGCACACTCCTTGGAATTTTCCGCGCTTGACCCAGTCGTTTAATTCGCCCAGCCCCTTACCAGAGTGTATGTAGTAATTCTTTGGTAAGGCCTCGTGCACCTTCATCTCAATGTACCTCATATATGGGGCGAATCTGCAAAGAACTGCGTGTTGGAAACACACGATGCTCTGAGCAGCCTTGGCTACTCTAAACCTGTTGTCGAATTTAGTACATAGTTGACTCTTAGAGAAAATTTGGGCCACATCAGCAGGCCAATCGCGGCACGAACGTCCACTATGATTCTCGATTGTGGCGGCGCTTTTACCCAGTTTCTTCTCTTCGAAATCCCACAAAGCTCTCGCCATAAATTCGTGATTATGCGCGGGACGCAACGGCACACGCTTGAGGAATTCCTTCAGAAGTGGTCTCCCAAAAGCTTGAGCGTTAAAGAGCTTAGCTCGCTCCCTGGCGGGGTTAGAGAAACTCAAACGCTTCTTAACTGCCATGATGAAAGTGACGCTGTCGTTGGCGCGATGTCTAGGATAGATCGTCTCAAAGCGTTCAGCAGCGTTTGTGAGCCTAATGCCTCCAGCCTGTTTACTGTAATCATCCGTAAATTGTTCGGAGATCATATGCCCCATGCGCACCTCACGATCCTCTTTAGCAAGGATTTTATGCACCCAGCGCGCGCGAACGCATTCCAACTCCTCACGGGGTATGTGGGTTTTGAACCATGATTCCTGTATTATTGCTTCAGCTATCTCCTCGTCCTGCATCTCCGCTCCTTGGTACAGATTTATCATCGTCTTAAGCCATGGGTCACCTACCATTTTATCCTCGCGTACCCCCTCGTCCTTACCTGTCCTTTCTGTGAAACCATTTCTGAACTCAGGATTACCAGGGAGCACAACTCTTAGATCGTCTAGATTGGCTGTCTGGCTGAGAAATTTGCCAAGTGCCCTTTTCCTGTAGGAGACAACTAGATTTTCGTAGCTCGAACTTGTACAGTTCACTAGACAGATGTTCTTCCGGAATCGACTCAATGCAGTGTACCATCGACGTTCATTGGCTCGTTCAGATATGCCAGAAATCAGGATCGTGCCGTAATCAAAAGTTAAACCAGTACTCTCCCCGAAGGTCAGCACTTGCGCCTTTGGTAGGTAGCTCAAGACAATTGTTTTTTCATCGAATGAACTGACGAGCACGAGTGCGCTGTAGTGTTCCTCCAACCGTTCAAGCACGTCGAGGCCTGCTCGTAACTCGTGTGGCTCATCCATGGTCACCGTGCTCTCATCCAAATTGCATGGCAACCTGCCCAAAAAATTGCGGTTCTGAAAACGGAGACTCAATCCGTTATAAGGGTAGGTGACATTCAGTAACACAGTACTTGCGACATCTGGGAGAGATTGCAGTGCCAGGCGATCTTTCTCACAATCATAATCACTTTGCGCAGGATCACCCACCAGAAAGAGGTGCACATCCACTTTGATCAGAGACATAATGAGATCAAGGTACCCCGGGGGATACAGTTGAAATTCATCGAGGATTACGACCTGCCCTTCGTGTAAGAATTGCGTGCGATCCAGGAATTTCTCAAATGTGTTGATACGCCAATTCTCTTGCCCGAGCTTTATGCGATCGCGCCTCCCCCTTTTAACCCCTGCTAATTTGGTGAATGCATCAGCTAAAGCCCTCCGAGGGGAGACGAAGTCAAAAACCTTGCCCCGCGCTTGATCCAACATCATTTTGAAGATATGACTCTTGCCGGAGCCAAAGATCCCTACAATAACTGTCACGTCTACCTCATGTGATTCTCTAAAGTGCTCGCGCAGGTTAGTCTTCTTATTAAATAATTCAGACTGCAATACGCCGGTTTGAGCTTTATGAAAGGTATCAGCAAGCATCCCAGCTCTAACGCTATCAATCACATACTTCCTGGTAAAACCTTTAGAGCGTAGGGAATCTAGAACTTCCACGGGGAAACATTTCGAGTCCACCAAGCCAGCTAAAAGCGTGCTGCAAGGATCCTTGGCCCGGCTTTCGTAACTCAAGTGGGAATTCACCAATTTGAAGTTTTTCCGAAGCGTACCCGAAGCATTGTACACTCTGGTATCATCATTTTCAGTAACATATGCTTCAATGTCAAAAGCTTTGAATACCAACTCCATATCATTGCGTTGCAATCCCTCGCCACGCCATATCTCCTTCAGGAGCCCGTCGCAGCAGCAGTCGTTTAGCACTTGTTGCACTTCAGCGTTGGTCCGCCCGATCGCCTCAGCCACCGCAACGATGACACATCCATTCTTCAAGAAGATAGGTTTGTACATGCCGGCCGTATATTCAAGGTGTAGAGCCATGCGTGGGCTTTCAGGGGCATAGATTTGCTGCAATTCCAATTCCATGTTCCATATGGTTATAGTAGCACCGAGACGTATAGCGGCAGCAGCTATGCACGAATCGCCCAAGATCGTCCCCGTAGATTGATAGAGCTTAATGGCTTGATCGCATCTAGCATCGCCAAAAATGTGCATTAAGCTCAGTCTCTTCACTTCGCTCAAGTTGTATCGTGTTAGCGCAGAGAGACTACGCCAGAAGCTATTGGGACCTGGGCAACTTTCCCCTGTCGTGTAATTGGAATCCTTCGGGAGGCCCTTTTCAGAATACTTAACACCAGGGCAACTGTAGTCGGCGCCTTTTTGATCGTCCGATTCTTCAGAATCATCACCACTTTGTGATTGTTTGGTAGCACTCACCTCAATAGCTTGAGGCAGCTGTGTGCGTTTCAGACAACGGAAAGTCAAGCTAGCTCGTCCAGCGGTACAACCACGCACACAATGTTTGTGATCAGCCTGAAATCCCATAGGCATGGTGAACTGCAGTGGTCCATTAAGAACTCGGAAGCTATCTCCTTTTGCGCAAGAAATGCCGAAAGATGCGCGGCCTTCCAAATTGATTGTTAGGACGCTCTCGCCGGGCTCAAAAATCGTTTCATCATCAGCATGAAAGCCAATCGCTGCTTCTGCTTCATAGACTTGATAAAGGCAGCAGTCGTACTTACCTTCAACACCATTCACCTCACACCAAGTCGTGATGTAATTTGACCAACCCAGACTTTGATGAGAACCACCGTTGTACGAATAACTGATGTTCCCCCTAGAATACCAGCCTGCCCGCCGATTGCGTAAAGTGTCAGGTGAATCAAAGGGGTGTTCTGGAAGGACCAGATCAGTGATGGGCATTGACATGCCACATTTGCATATGAAAGGTATATGCAGTTCATCATCATCAACTTTACTGTATGCGACCATTTGACTAGATGTACTCGCGAGCTGGTCTTTTGCGCAAGCTACCGAATTAACCTTCAGGGGTGGCATGATAAAGCTAGCTCTAGTGGGCGCAGGTTCACAGAATTCCTCAGTTTTGTGAGACCATCTGCATCCAGAAGAGACCACTTCAGAAACAACCATGCCCCACAGAGCGGCGATGGGGTTCACCACTCTCTTAGCATCAGGTACAGAATTTAAGAAGAGTGTCCGGGCCCTAAATGTTTTGTGAAGTAAGAACCACTCGATGCCTGATTCACCAAAGGTCGTTCTGGATTTGCAATTGACGTAGCGGATTATGCGTCTGATTAGAGGCGTCAACTCGCATACCCCGAGAATCTCGAGGGTACTCAATCGTGTAGTAGAACAACCACGTCGTCTTACTTTTGGTAAAAGGATGCTGTGCGCTAGACGTTCGGTACAGTAAGCCAGCACAGCAGAATGTGAAACCTTTCGGGTTAACCCATCACAACGTTCCCTCATGTAAAGGCCAATCAGGTGATTACGCAATTTATCCTTTGGGATGACAAGCAAGGCCCCGCATGATTGCACTGAGAGCGCGATTGTGCCGTGGTACGGTTGCGCACGTCTATCTCGAAGCCCAGATTTGACGCCGAACATGAATGTGCCATCGCACAGGCCGGGTAGATCCTCGCAATCACTCCCATCTTCCAACCACTTGTAGAGATTCTGCCAGATATCACCCTGGTTGAGCACATTGAGCTTTGTTGTGAAGTTGAAGGGCTCTAGCCCCTCGATGAATTCGTGCAATCCCAGCTCGCGTACGCTAGCGAATTGCCGTGCAAATACCGCAGGCAACTTACCGAGCACAGCTCGGAAGAACTTCTCCATTTCGTCGAAAGAGAAAGTTGTGCAGATTGAATCTGTCTTGATGACAAATTTGGCAAATTCTTCAACGAATGTGATTTCACGTCCTGTGGGTTCGGCGACGATTTGACTTAATTTAGCATTTGCAGACTGCACGTCTGGCTTCTTTAAGGTACGCAGGTACCTGTAAATCTTGCTAATGACCTCGCACGGGATTGGCAGACAGATGGGGTAGCTTGGGCAAATTCTCGATAAACCAGAAGCTGTAGAAGCTTCAAAAGGCCCAAAAGATCGGTGTGTACTCGTAACCGCCTTACCTCGAGTGAGAGCGACTAAGTGGTGTGCAAATTTGCTGCTCAAGATATCGACTCCATAGACGGTGCCGTCTTGAAGTTTGATGCTGTTGGTACTAAGCAGGTACCCACCATTCAGGGGCTGTTGGTAACCCTCGCTCCGGATGCCATCAGGGTAAAAAAAAAAAGTATTTCTAATTATCTCGAAGGTGTAACACCACTCATTGAGGCTCTTGGTTTGCTTGAATAAGAGTTCAGGTGGGTACACTAAAGTGGCTAGCATTGTTTCAGGTTGCATGACTTCCAAAAATGTGCACAATTCATCACTGCTCCAATAGTGTAACTCATCGTGGAGGAAGAGGTGCTTTGCTTTATGTCGGAGGAGTGGTCCCACCAGTCTCTTTAATGTATCGCCTTCAAGGGCGATTCGGTGCCCTTCCAGGCCCTCATGTGGGAGGGAGTTGTACTGAACTAGTTCATTGCTGTAGCGCAATTTGTCAGCACAGGTAACAACTCTATTGATGAGTTGCACACCTTCGAGCCTGCGATCTCTAGACTTAAGTAACTTAAGTTTCCTATCTTTAATGCCTACAAAGAAATAGCTACTATTTACATAATGCGGTAACACATCGTACAAGATGTAATTCTCCAGTGTTTTGCACACTGGATGAGAGTGCACAGCCGCAGAATATGGGCTTAAATAAATACCGGCGCAACTCAACTTCCGCTTGGCAATAGCTGTTAAGTAGTAGTTGAAGTACCGGCAATTACTTTCCTCCAATTTCTGGTAGATGACTGCAGCACTCTGAGCAATTACTGCTTGTGTCTGGGGTTCAAATGAGATAACAATATCCTCCATAGGCGTTCTGTAAGTGAGAGCCATAGTGACGTAGACAGTAGTGTAGTACTAATTTCAGGGTATAGTAGTGTACTTCTGTGTATGTCAGGATATTGTATGTTCAGTTTTTCG